CGATTTTGAATTAATCTGTTTTGACTTAGTTTCTTCTCCATCAACACCAGGAGCGTATCTTTTCTTAAATAAAGAAGATAAAGGTAATTTTGAAGAGAACATTGAAGAAGAAAAAAGAATGTCTGTAGAAAGACATGTTGGAGAATCAGGAAACAAATCGCTTGACTTAATGAAGAAATTGAACGATTATTTAGGAAACAGATAAAAAAATTATTAAACATGGAACAAGGAGAAATTTATTTCGTAGCAAAAATTACAACCGATTCAGTTGATTCAGAATCAGGTAAAGTAAAAAAAGTAAAAGAAGAAAAATTAGTAAAAGGATTCACCCCAACTGATATTGAGGCGAAAATAACTAAGATTTTCGAGTCGTATACCCAAGATTGGAGAATTACGGCAATTGTTGAAAGTAAAATTAATGAAGTAATAGAGTAAATTAAATTTCAATAATAAATTAAAAGGAGACCCAAAAGGTCTCCTTTTTTATTTTTTGTCAAATGGGGGATATTTATTAAGTAATAAATAAACCGATTGGAATTAGGTTAAGTTAAACTTTTTTCACAATTGGTAATATTTATATATAAAAATATAAAACTCACAATGGCAAAAGAAAAATCATTAGTAGAAGATGCAATCATTCAAATGAAAAATTTGGAAGAAGCGGTTGCCGAAAACGCAAAAGGAATACTTGCTTCAACAATGTCGCAAGAAATCAAAGAATTGGTAAAAGAATCTCTATTTGAACAAGAATCAGATGACGAGGTTGAAGACGATGCTGATATGGACATGGGTAACATGGACGTAGATGCTGATAACCAAGATACAGACGTTGAAGACGATGACATGGAAGATGACATGGCAGATGATGACATGGCAGATGATGACATGGCAGATGATGACATGGCAGATGATGACATGGCAGATGATGACATGGCAGAACCTATCGACTTAACTAACAAATCAGACGAAGAAGTTCTTCGTGTATTCCAATTGATGGGACCTGATGATAATATCGTAGTAACGAAAGACGCTGGCGGTAATATTAATCTTAAGGACAATCAAGCAAACAAAGAATATATGATTGTTGGTGAAGGAATTGAAGACATGTATGACGATGAAGATGAGTATTACGAATCTGATTCTAATATTGATGACATCGTTGAAAAAGTTTTTGGCGAGGACGACTCCAAAGACATGGATTTTAACATGGACGATGACCTTATGGAAGATGATGACATGGAAGATGATGACATGGAAGAAGGTATTGTTTACGAAATCGAATTTGATGAAGACGAAGAAGACATGGAAGATGATGAATTCATGGAAAACAACATGTACGAATCTAAATCAGGTAAGAAAACTATCAAACCAAAAGGGGTCGGAATGGGAAAAGGTCCTAACGTAAAAGTTTACTCTAAAAATCCAAATCAAGGAACAGGTTTCAAAACAAAAATGAAACAAGGTCCTAAATCGATTGGAACGGGTAAAGCAAAATTTGAATATAAGGAACAATCTAAACCTGGAACAAACAAACAAGTTCCTGTGAAAAAAGCGGAAACCAAAGAAGGTGTACGTACATTAGGTGTAGGTAGTATTGCGGGTAGAAAAGGTGGTTTACCAAAACCAAGAGCTCACTCATCATTTAACACGGCACTTAAAGAAAGTAACACAAAAGAAGTACAAGTTCTTAGAGAAAAGAATGAAGAATACAGAAAAGCATTAAACATCTTCAGAAATAAATTGAATGAGGTTGCGGTATTCAACTCAAACTTAGCATACGCTACACGTTTGTTCACTGAACACTCAACATCAAAACAAGAAAAAATCAATATATTAAGAAGATTTGATGGTGTAGAATCAATCAAAGAATCTAAAGGATTGTACAAAACAATTAAAGACGAACTTTCACCTACAACAAGTCAGTCAATGAATGAATCATTTGAGCGTAAAATTGAAAACGCACCAACGACAGGTTCAGCGATTAACTTAATTGAGAACAAAACTTATGAAAATCCTCAATTCCTTAGAATGAAAGACTTAATGTCTAAAATGAAATAAAAAATAAAAATAAACTAAAACAAAACAAAAAAAAATACTAAAATGGGAGCATTATTAGAATCAGGTCTTGTTGGTAATATCGGGTTAAAACACCTTAAAGTTATCAAAGAAGATACAATTAACAAATGGGATAAATTAGGATTCCTAGAAGGCCTTAAAGGTCACCTAAAAGAGAACGTAGCTCAGTTATATGAGAATCAAGCGTCTCACTTAATAAACGAAGCTACTTCAGAAGGTTCTTCAGGTTCATTTGAAACTGTTGTATTCCCTATCGTTAGACGTGTATTCTCTAAATTATTAGCGAATGATATCGTTTCTGTACAAGCTATGAACTTACCAATCGGTAAATTATTCTACTTTGTACCTAAAATTCAAGGGTATGATGGAGGAACTGCTCAAACACCAGATAACAAATACGATGGTACATCAGGTCAACACTACGGTCCAGTTGGAGCGGTTAGTGGTTTAACTGCGGCACAAGCACAAGCAGGTGAAGGTTATGGTACATCATCTACTTACGGTAAGAAAAATCTTTATGATTTATTCTACGAAGGAAATGAAGGACAATTAGACCCTCCAGGTTTATTCGATTACTCTAAAGGACAATGGTCAGCGATTACTCGGCCTACAGAAATCCAAGTTTGGAGTAACGGAGCATTAACTGACTTAGGAACGGGAACAACGTTAAACGGTCAAAACGTTAGAAAAGTAATTGTTTCTATGTGTGGATTTGCCGATACAGGTTCAGGAAAATTAATCGGACCTGATGGTAACGAATATGATTCTGAAACTTTCTTAGCGGATTTAAGAATTTTTGCTAACACTTCTTATACTTCAGGACCATGGTCTGCAAGTACTGCATCAACAGAATGTCAAAACGTTTTTGATTCTGCTCATAACCCTAAATCATTATTGTTCAGAGTTGTTACTCAACAATACGGTCAAGGAATTGTATCAGGATTAAACAGTATGCAATCAGCACCATGGCCAACTGAAGGTAATGGTGGTCGATATAATAACATCTGTTCACCAAATGGTTGTATCTATTTAGAAGTTGATTTATCATGTCCTGCATGTGCAACTTGTGGTTCAGATACTTTAGATGGTTACACAGGAACTACTATTGGTGTTATTGGAGATGGAGGTAACGTATTCAGTGCAGTATTCAGACGTTACAAAGAAATGGAATTTGAAGACAAAATCGGAGAAGTTTCTTTCGAATTGGATTCTGTTACAGTTTCTGTTTCTGAAAGAAAATTAAGAGCACAATGGTCTCCTGAGTTAGCTCAAGACGTTGCGGCTTTCCACAACATCGATGCTGAAGCTGAATTAACGGCTTTATTATCTGAACAAGTTGCGGCTGAAATCGACCGTGAAATCCTTAGAGATTTACGTAAAGGTGCGGCATGGAACTTACGTTGGGATTACAACGGTTGGAGAAGAATTTCTGCAACAACTAACTACACTCAAAAAGACTGGAACCAAACATTAATCACTGCGATTAATCAGTTGTCAGCACAAATTCACAAATCTACTTTAAGAGGTGGAGCTAACTGGATTGTTGTTTCTTCTGAAGTTTCTGCGATTTTTGATGATTTAGAATACTTCCACGTATCTAACGCGTCTCCTGAGCAAGACCAATACAACATGGGTATTGAAAGAGTTGGTACATTAGCTGGTCGTTACCAAGTTTACCGTGACCCTTACTTCCCACCAAACCAAGTTTTGATTGGACACAAAGGAACGTCATTGTTAGACACAGGTTACATCTACGCACCATACGTACCATTACAATTAACACCTACAATGTACAATCCGTTCAACTTTACACCGATAAAAGGTATTATGACCCGTTACGCAAAAAAGATGGTGAATAATAGATTTTACGGCAGAATTACTGTTGATGGTGTTCGTACATTCGATTTAAGAGAATTGAGATAATCAAAATCTTAAAAAATAATAAAAAAGGTCAGAGAAATCTGACCTTTTTTTATATATATTTGTAAACAATCAATTTTATGGTTGTATTTATAATATATGAAGAAAATAGTATTAGAAAAATCAGTTGTTGATGAAATTTTAAGATTATATAATGATGAGATGTTAGGTTCACCATCTATATCTGAAAAATTAAATATTACCAAACAAGTGGTGTTAAGGACGCTAAAAGAAAACGGTGCAGTCATTGGACCTTCTGGTAGAAAATTTAAAGGGGGTAAATCAGAATCTGATAAAAGACATTATATAAAAAATAGAGAAAAACGATTAGAATATTTTGCGATGTGGCAAAAAAACAATCAAGAACATCGTAAAGAATACCACAAGGAATGGAGGACTGAAAATGTTGATAAGTGGAGAAAAACCAAACGTGATTACGAAAGAAATCGTAAAGCGAAAGACCCCATCTATAAACTAATCAGTAATTTCAGGACCGCAATCTACACCGTATTAAAAGAAAGTAATGTGGACAAATATGGTCATTACTTTGATATATTACAATACACACCTGAAGAACTAATAAAACATTTAGAATTACAATTTAAGGATGATATGATATGGGGAAATTATGGCGAATGGCACGTTGACCACATTAAACCAATCTCGTCTTTTAACATTGTTGAGATGGGTGATGAGGAGTTTATGAAATGTTGGTCATTGGGCAATCTTCAACCTATGTGGGGTGAGGAGAATATAAGAAAATCAAATAAAATTATTTAAAAAAATGTTTTCTTTATGTATGATAATTAAATCATATGGTTTATTCATCATAACTCATTTATCCAATGTATATATAATTTTTGTTGTATATTTATAATAAACCATTAATCATGAAAAATATATTATTAAGTTTATTAGTTTTATTAACAAACATATCCGTTTCTCAAACATTATATAAATATGATTATGTTGAGACTTATAGTCTTGATTGGTCAGGAATATGGTGGACGCCAGCACCAACTGCGGGATATTACACTAACGCATCTGTTAGTCCAAGTGCAAGTGCGGCACTTTATGGTTTGGGTGGTGGAACATCGGGATATGAGTCAGATTGGTATTCGTTTCCAAATTTAGTTGTCAACCCATATAACGATTATTATTTCACATTTAGATTGGCGTCGTATAGATTTACCTCAACTAACGCTACAAGGGGTGTGGACGTTGGTGACTATATTATCGTTCAATTAAGTACTAATGGTGGTACAGTATATAATAACGAATTACAAATTACAGGTAATAATAATGCGTATTGGAACTATAACACAAATGCTACTTATACTAAAACCGCAAATGGTGTGTTAACAACAATTGGTCCGTCTGCGGGTGGAGATAGGACTTCTACAGGTGACGGGTATTCTGTCATAAGATTAAATATCCCACCGAACACTTCTAATATTGCCATAGACATCTTTACAAGGTCCAACGCTTTAGGGGAAGAATGGTGGATGGATAATTTTCAATTATATGAGACAGTAAACAGTCCCCTACCAATTGAATTGTTATATTTTAATGGTGTATCGTACCCTAAATATAATGTATTACAATGGTCCACCGCATCTGAAATTAACTCAAGTCATTATATTATTGAAAGAAGTCTTGATGGGATAAATTGGTCACAGGTGGGTAAAGTAAATGCGTCAGGTAACTCAACAAGTGTGTTAGATTACAGTTATGTTGATTTATTTACAGAGTATACGATTAATTACTATAGATTGATACAGTTCGATTATGACGGTAAATCAAAAAAATATGATATTATTGGTTTAGATAATAGAACTAAACCAAAGACAATAGTTAAATATTTTAACTTATTGGGTCAAGAAATTAATGAATCAGACGCATTAGGTGTAATAATTGTCGTTTATAGTGACGGGACAACTCAAAGAATAATAAAATAAGAGTATTTATATTATATGAATGCTTTAAGAGAATTAATTAAGGAGAATCTATTATTAGAGAAAAGAATTGCTCAAATTGTACATGAGATACAAACTCAGTTCAATTTTGAGGTTTCAAGAACAACCCATTCTTCTGATAGGTCAACAAGACCTGAATTAAACGATACGTATAACCAACGAGAAATTACTAATTTAGAGGTAAAAGAATTTGTTGCACTATTCATTAGGGAGATTGCGGAAAGAATTGTTTACCGTGAAATTAATGACGGTGACGCTTTTGTAATTAAATCAAACAAGTGGGAATTGGCTCTACCAATCATACCGATTCATAATGGGGGTTCAAGTTGGACCTTATTATTTAGTACTGCCTTTAGAGAGTCTCAAAGTAATCCGTTTAGAGTTGGTAAAAATCAATTGGTTTTGTGGAGATAAAAAAGGGGTGGACGTTGTATCTGAATCGTCTTCCATTCCACCCGATAAGTTAGGATTGTTTCGTTCTAACTCGTTGTGATTAACTGTATCTTAATCGTTTCCCTTAATCACATTACAAAGATAAGCAAATATATTGATTCCACAAATTTTTTTTTTGAAAAAACAGATATTTATATATTAAACAGAAATAAGTATGAAAAAATTATATTTTTTAAATGAAGAAGAATCTGATAGGATTTTAAATCTTCATAAAGATGCCACTAAAAAACAATATCTTACTGAGAACAATAAAAAGTTAATTACTGAAGGGACAGGGACTAAAGATGACCCATTCACTGATGCCGATTTAACACCAGATGTTAATACTTTGGTTAATGCGATGGATGGTTGGGTAGACGGTGAGGACATCACAGAGGTTTATGGTGTGATAACAAAATATTTAACTTCATTTGCCATCAATGATGATGACCTAAGTGCTACAACAGTTGAACCGGCTATTAAAAGAATTACTACATTATATAGTCTTGATGAAAATGGTGATAGTCTCGTTAATGACATTACTGGTGTTGGTACGACAACATTAGATAATGCAACAATTAAAAGGAAAAACCAAATCGTTCAGATGATAAATAAAGGTCTTGCAACCGTAACTCCTGTCGCATCATCAGGAACTACATCAGGAACTACCGATACGTCCGAAATGGAAAAATGGAAAAATTTTCCTTGCGTCCCAAAACACCCAAAGGCAAAACAAGAAAAATTGAGTGACAGTAGTTTTACGTACTCAATTGATGGGATTTACTACTACAGTAATGGTAGAAAACAATTGACTGATGGTACTACGGTTAATTATACATGTAACGACCCTGAATTTAAACCAACAAGAAGTGGCTCAACAGTTAAACAATTAACAACACCTTCAGACGCAGAGTTAGATGCGGTTTTAGGTAAATTATAAAAAAATATGAAAATGAACAAACGTATAATAATTTCTGAATCAGAAAGACAAAGTATTTTAAACTTACATACTTCGTATAAAAATAAGTTAAATGAAGAAACACCTCTTGACACTAAAGATAATGCGACTCCATTTAGTCAAGCCACATTAGATAAAACTAAAGAACTATCACAAAAAATAAGTAACATTAAACCTAGTGATAGTACACCAGCACCTGTAACAGATAGAAAAGTTGATTGTACGTCAACTAAAAATTCTGCAAGATGTAAACAAAAAGTTTTAGACGTACAAGTTAAAATCAATGACAAATGTAAAACAATAACACAAAAACTTGTAGAGGATGGGATTTTTGGGAATAATACTTACAACTCAATTAAAACTTGTACAGGAATGGATTTATCGAGTGCTGGTAGAGCTGCGGCAATAAAGGCCGCAACACCTGCGGGAGACAATGCACCCGCAACAACTACAACAACTACAATCGCAACAAAAGAGGTAAATCCAGAAGATTAAATTACATAGACGATAAAAATAATAAACAAAAGTCGATGAAGATAAAACCTCATCGACTTTTTTATTTCTCATCTTCAGTAGTTTCTTCTATTTTTGATAATGTTCTAATACACTTAGATATTACTTCAGATTCACCCAAAGAGTATGTTCCCGATTCATGAGCGTATTTAACCGCCTGAATTAGAACGTATATTGAGTTGTCTCTATCCATTGTTTGTAACAAGACATCCAAATGGTCCTCATTTAATAGAGGTATGGTGTTAAATAATTTTCCAAATAGTTTTTGTTCTTCCATTTTAATAGTATAAGATATTTATAAGTATAAGTAATAATTTTCAGAATGTTAAGAGATATTTTAAATAAGGTAAAACGAGAAATTATCAAAGAGGCAACAGGTGATAGTGGTAGTAGAGGGTCATACGTTGGTCCTATGCAACCCGGAACAAAGGAGTTTGATAAAACTGCCTTACAACCCTTTAATGTCCCTGTATCGAAGTATAATGACGCAATGTTGGCTTATGATAGTTACGATGGTAAGATGAGTCTACCTAAGAAACAAATCTCTAAGATTGAACGTAAAGCTAAGAAAGAATCTGACTATCTTAAGAAACATCCTAACTTAACATTGAGTGATGATGATGGTAATAATATTAATCAAACACCAGGTAAAGGGGTTAAAATGGTACCAATTAAAGAGGCGGGAACAACAGTAACCTCAGGATTATATAATGGTCCTATGGAGATTGGATTAAAAAAATGGAAGAAGGAACATTTAGGACCATTCCAAGAGTTTGCCAACACCGAATTTAACCATAAAAAAAAACAAAAAACATTAAAAAACAATATTAAAAAAGTTGTTGGTGTTTGGGAAAAAAATCCTGACGGGTCTTATCATACTCCTGAACACGATGTTCACACTGTTAATGAATGGATTGAAATACTGCCTGTTGATGAAAATCCGTTAAGGAATTTTATCAAGGGTGTTTTGAGGGAATCCCTCTGAAGATTCTATTTTATCTAAAATGGTGCGTAAAGAATGTTTAATTTGAGATTTAACTTCCTCTTTATATTGTTGTCGTATAACTTCTGTCTTATTATCATACATTTTTATTAGTCTATCCCACTCTCTGTCATACAATGAAACATCATAATGGTACACATGATTTGTGACACTAACACGTCTATCGTCAAGAATAACAAATAATCCTAATTCGGAGTTTTTAATATAACGTTCTCCTGATAACGGAGCGATAAGGAATTTTGAATTTGGGTGGTTTATTAAAGACCGGCAAATCCCCAAACAAATTTTTTGGCTATCGGTTAATTTTTCAATAGGTTTTAGACCTGTATATCGCGTCCAAATTGACCATCTGACATATAACCGTTTAAATATTTTTTTCATAGTTCATTTTACTATTAACAAAGATATACAAAAAATATCAATTATAAAAGTATATGGTTAAAAATCGAACTTATTATTTTTCATGTATGCGTTATCGGCATACCTCAAAAAATCTTTACCATATATTACGGACAGTCTGTCCATAACCAATTGAGGATTTTTTCTCATATAACGTAAGATATCTGCAGGAATTTGGTCACTATATCTCCCGAATAACCCTTCGATATCTTTTTCTCTTGGGGTCATTTTTATATGTGGTTCTACCGTAAATTTAGGTTTACCTATTTCATCATCGAATGATTGTTCGTTAATGATTCTTTTAACAAGTCTGTTTAAATCGGACTCAGTTAGTTTAAATATTTTTTTCATATTGTTTAATTATTTAATCCGTTTATTCCTCCTAATACTATAGCATCTAACAGAACTACCGCATGACCTTGTTCGTTTGTCCAAGTAGGGTGTGGAGGAGTTATCGATACTGTATTACCACTACAATCGATAACACATACGTTATATTCAGTTCCCGCACTTATTGGTGGTGGGTTTTCACAATCTTCACAACTTAAAAAGGGTCCTGAAACGTATGAATAATTTGTTACTCCCCTTGATGTTAACCCTGTAAAAGTAGCACAAAATGGGGTATCTGAATCAAATTGTATTTCATAAATCATACCTATTGTAGGGGCACCATAGCCAGTACAAAAGTCATCGGATTCTATATCAATTTCATCTAATGTACCACATCGTATAAATTTAAAATTTAAAGACTCTGTAAGACCACTCAAACACACACAACAATCTGTACGTAGTGAAATAAAGGATATATTTAGAGTTTCACCGCTCGATGTTTCTGAACCAACAGTACCACAGAATCTTTCCTCGCTAATATCGAACTCTACTGTAGTTCCTGGAGTTACTCCAGAAAGAATGTATACATCATTAGTCAAACATTCATTTATAATATAATTTGCCATTTTAATTTGTTTTTATATAAATATCTCGTTTAGTTATTTAATCCGTTTATTCCTCCTAATACTATTGCATCTAACAGAACTACCGCTCTACCTTGTTCATTTGTCCAAGTAGGGTGTGGAGGTGTTATAGACACAGTGTTACCACTACAATCTATAACACATACATTATATTCAGTTCCCGCACTTATTGGTGGTGGTGGGTCAGGTGTACATTCAAAACAAATATCATAATAATTTGTTATTATTGGGGTAATTCCTGTAGGTTCTTGTGGACACGGATTCGCAATGAAATAACACTCTCCATTAGTTTTAAAAACATAAAATTCTCTTGGTTTAGAGTAATAATGTCTAACATAATCCTCTTGAGTCAAATTAAAAATATTATAGACTCCTGTTGAACAATTAATTGCTCTAACACCAATATTAATAGAGGAACAGTCTTCGCATGTAATTTCATCATCTGAAGTAAAATATTCCCCCGTTTCCAATCCTTCTCCGACAGGTTCAGTTAGTGTGACACAAATAAATGGAACACTACCCCAAGATAATTGATAAGTATCACCAGAAGTTGCGGTTGGCGGAACTGAAACATTAAATACATAAGTGGTTGCTGAAGTACATGCGGTCGCAGCATATAAAACCCTACTGAGGGTTCCTAGACAGTCAGGACAATCGACAAAAGTTTCAAAATTATATACATAATCACTTCCATTGTTCCCTTGACTAACACCAGTAACTTCTATACAACCATAGAAAGGATGATAAAGAATATCTCCCACACTAACAAATTGATAGGATGTTGTTACCCCATTAATTGAGGAAGATTCACAAGATTGCCATGATATAGTAAACCCATTACATTCAATACATTCTTGACATGTCGGTGTTGGGTCAAAATTTAAATAATAATTTATTGTAACAGTTTCGCCAGTTGGCCCAACAACTGTAAAACATCCTAAGTCAGTTGACAAACTAGATACCTCACCATTATTATATAACGCTGATGCCCAAACGACTTCGGTAATTTCAGGTTTTAAACAATCACTAAGTAATAATTTTGTATTACCTGATGATAAACATTCCTCACATAATCCTCTTTCATTAATTCCAAAATCACTTATAAATGTGTATACAAAAGAACAAGGGGATGGTGATACTCCTTGCACTACACCACAATATAAATTTATACCATCTGAGTACGAAATTAAGTTGCCGACTAATGCAGACTGGAAACCAATAAGACCGACACAATCTATGATTTCATCAGTACATCTTATAACGTCATAGGATACGGTACTACCCGTTAAACAATCAGTACATCCTGTATAAACGGTATTTAAAGTGGTAATAGTACCAAGTTTTTCAGATAATAATTGAGCGTTATATTCCCCTTCACTATATTGAATTATATCATCAATTGTGAAACACGAAGATATTGGTTTCCCTTCAACTGATATTGACCCATTAAATACTTCTCCTATTATCGGTACACCTGTAAAACTATCATAAGTAACAAAATATATACGATTCCCAATACAATCAGATATTCTAATGACCCCATAATTGTCTATTAAACAATCATCGCAAGTTTCGTATAGTGTTTGTGCGGAAATGGTACTACTGAGGTCATTGGTTAATGAGGTTATTTCATAACAATAATTAATTCCTCTAGTTGTTAGGTCATTAGTTGCCGACCAAATTTGACCAATAAGCGGGGAAAAAGAATTAAAGTTAATAGAAGATGATATACCATTTATACATAATGTTGAGTTAGGAGTTGCCATATTATTTAGTATTTACTATCTGAAACTTTATTTGTCTTTTATAAGTATTTACCTCACCTGAACTTTCGACTTTAATATCAACAAAATATTCGTTAGGTATTTTATCTCTTGTATCAAAAATGAAATAATATTCATTTGGAGTTCTATTAATTTTTGTCCAATCTTGTACTTGTACTTCAGTCTGACCTTCTCTAACATAAACTCTATATGAAGCGTCAACTTTCTGTAATAATTTATTTGTACTGTAAGCTTGTTTGATTATTACACCAACTTTTCTAATGTCGGTATTTAAGATTTTTTCATCTTGTTTAATACCATAAAAATCAAATCCGTATAATTTAGGGTCAACCGAAGTCGTTCCTATTTGGATTGAGTTTTTATATGGGTATAATGTAAAGTCATTAGTTATTGGTGGAATTGGGAATCCGTTTAAACTTAAGTTATACCATTTATCTGAGAAAGTACAAGGTGTTTTATAACCTGATAATGGAGGTATTACAACTTCGTAAACCCCTTTGGTTTTTTGACAAGTTGTTAATCCTGTTAATCCAGGTATTTCACTACCTGACGCATCCAATATATTCACACTTGGTAAGTAATCCAAATTAACAGGTTGACCATTATCATATAGATAAAGGTAAAGTCTGTTAACGTGACCTAATGTGAATAAATTTCTATCATCATCAATTAAGTCATTATAGTTAGTCTCTAAAAAGGGTTCGTAGAATGTTTGGGTATGTCTTGTGAAGAATTGTGTTTCATACGCATCAGTTAATCCGATTAGGTTTTCGACCTGAGGTTTATACGCGATACCCCATCCTGATACGTTAGTCAACGTACCATCTAAGATTGCGTTTATCTCATTGGTCATATCAAAATTAACGTTCTCATTACCAAACTCAAAATGTTGTACGTCAACAATAGTTATCGCCGAATAATTAACTCCAGTCCCTGTTGCGGTATTTGTGTTGTCATATATTCCTGGCTCAGTCCACACTCCAATAGTGGTCGTTTGAACCCAATTAGATGGTCTGTCAGAGAAGTTCTTATCAAAGTTACTATAATCATAGATTAAGTCCGCAAAGTCATAACCAACCCCTTCATCCCACACTTGTGGTGTTGACTCGTCATCATTAATGTACGGAATTCTAAATAAGATTAGGTCAAATGAAGTTGCCCTCATTCTTGCCTGAGACGTTTTAGTGTTCAACAAGTCAACATTAAACCATGACGTATTAGTCATTCTTAACGTATGTTTAGTTGTGTCGGGACAAGTGGTACTGATAGTACCATCAAAAACCTTTTCCATTAATAATGAAAGGTCTAAGTCAAAAATAAAACGACTATACCCATTTGGAAACTGAGATGTTGCCAAAGAGCCGTAAAATAATTCTGTCACAGGGTTTCTCCCCGTGTTGGTAAAACTATTAGATACTATCGTGTTATTTTTACTGAAATACGAATTGTTAATTGACATTGAATCTTTATTCAATAAATATCAATTAATTCGGATATTTTGATTTAAGATTGAATTTTCAGCATCTGCAAGTATTTGGTCAATCTCTGTTGTGGTCTGGCCATTACCTGCTGCAACAGGAATAGGTGGTACTGTTGCAATTGCATGAACATGTCCTTTAACAAAGGAAAATATTTTTCTAAGTAGAATCATTAACTCATCGCCTCTTACAGTAGGATAAGTTATATTTGAAAGACTTTTTTCGTCCCCAATAAATTTGTCCTGAGGAATACCGTATAAAGTTTGTCGTAAACTAATCTGTCCTTTAGGTCCCGTTGAGTCTTGCGATAATAAATAAACTCGTTGAGCCCCTAACACTCCATAAGTAATTGATGATGGGGTAAATTCTGCGGGCGTATATGTTTCCTTTTTAATCTTGGATTGTGGGCCTATTAATGGTTTACCATTCTTATTCTCCGACACCAAGAAAAATCCACTAGTCACTTTACCTGTAGATAATTTTATTTTAGAATAAAATCTAACATAATTACCTAATTCCACCACATCATTTACCGTTGAGGAATTTGAAAATTTAATTCCCGTCTCATACGTTAATTTTGATGGTGTTACAATAAATGGAAACGAATCGTTAGAAAAGTTTTGTTGATTATTAATAGTATATCCCGTAATATCTAAGTTACCTTCAAACAACCCTATTACAAATTTATTGATTAAATAAACCGCATCATCAAACGAGACATTAGTAAATTTAAACTCCTCTAATGGTCCTGTATAGTTAGTTCCGATACTTAATTTAGTTATGGTGTCAGGTTTAAAGTTCTGAGTGTTCACTATATCAGATGTCGGTAATACGTTATATAGACCCACGGTTCCATTAAAAACGTTTTGGGAATTCTCAAGATTATCGATATTCCATATGACCATTTTTTTAACGACTTTGACAATTTCTTGTAATTTAGTTTCGGTTTGAGGCTCCCCTAAAACTTTTGTTTGGGTAAAGTTAGATAATTGTAAAAACGACCTAAATTGATTCCCAATAGGGAGTTTATCCTTAGACAAGTTTTTAGTTTTTCCCGCCCTTATTAAAACTTCGTTCTCTTTTATCACAACATCGGCACTTCCTCTACCTAAAAGAGAATTATCCCCAGGTTCGGGAAAAACACCGTAACTATTTATGTCTCGATAAGTACCATCAATATTTTTAATACTTCGACCCTCTTTGATTCTATCACCTGCGGAAAGAAATTTCTTGGCTCCTTGGTAATTTTCAAAAGGGGTTGTCATTGGTGATGAGAATGGCCCTTGAATATAAAATTGGTTTTGGAAAACAAAATTTTTATCCTGATAAATTATATGAACATATTCATTTTTTTTTGGGGTTTGGCTGATGTAAAATGGTAATAATGGTAAAAATACAATAGGGTCTTTGGTAGTCCATATGTCCTTTTCTTCATCCCAATCAGGCACTGCCTTAATAATCGATGCGTAGTCTTTTGTTTCGGGTATAACACGAATTCTACCCAACATCATTGGGTCTTGGTCGTCATAGACAATACCAGGAAATATTATTTGGTCTCTGTTAATTACGTCCATTCTTAGTTCTTGATTCGAATTCTTTTAATATTAGGTCGTAAGTTGATTCTAACTTATCAATATGATGAGTTAACTTAAGTAATGTTTCTTTAGTTACATTAAAGTCTTTTTGAATAATGTCCATAGCAAAGATTAAATCTTTGTTTGATTGTGTTTTATATTCTTTAATAATGTTTAAAGCTTTTTCGGAGGTTTCTTTCTTTGTCATAATTATGATTTTTTACCGTAAGCACTTGCGGGTATTGTCATACCTGCGGGTGTTGTACTTAATGCTCCAATGGCAATTTGTACTTTACCATTTTCGGCCTCTTCATTCGCCATGGCTTTCATTTGAGCAAATTTACTTAAAACTTCTAAGTTAGGACTACCATCAGGCATTGCCCCTGTTGGAATACCTAATTTTTGCATCTCCTCGATTGCCCCAAGAAACGCTCTTGATTCTGAATATCCGCTCATTAATTGTGAGGCAAATAATAAAGGTAAAGGTATATCTTGACCTCCACCAAATCCTGAGGTAGCGATTTTCAATAAAGACAGTAACTCATCAACAACACTTTTACATTTCCTCAAATCATTAATAAATTGTATGATGATTAATAACAATTGAATTAATTTTAAAATCATTGTGATTCTCTTATCACCTTGTTCTTTGGCAACATCCATAATGACCTGTTGGATTAGGTTTTTAATGTCTTTCTTAATTAATTCGAATATCTCTTTAACAAATAATGCCCCTATTTTGGAGACTAAATTAATGACAAAACTTTTGAATTTTTTGGCGAAGTCGACAAAAGAATTAATTTGGTCAGTAACAGTATTCCCCAAAGATTTTAACATAGTGAAAATTGGAAGGAGAATTTTCGGTGATAGAATTGCGGTCACTAACCCTTGAGCAAGTAGTTTCACAAAATTTAAATTTACCGCGGCGTTAATATTGCCCGAAATCGCCAATCCCGACCAATCAGGGTTGTCTGTTAAAGATTGTGTTAGTGCGTCAGCGGCATTTACTAAGTCACTATCAGGAACAAATAATAAATTATTTAACGAATCTAACACCGCACCAGAATCGACAGGTAATTTAATGTTATCACAATTTTCATATTCGACAACACCATTTTTAATGTTGTTTACTTTTAAATCGATATTCCTTAAATCTATTTCAGTAAATTCAAAAAATGAATCGTCAACACCATCTAATTCCGCAACTTTTGCAACACCACTAACATCAATTTCTTTTTTATTATCAAAACAAAGACCTAATATTCTTTGTAATATTAACTCAAATTTTGTGGCGTCTCCGGCTTGTACTAACCCAACATTTGCCTGTATTGAGATTGCTCCTGATAATGAGTTCATTATTGATGCCATTATGTTATGATAATCAACTATTTTAATTGTTTTATAGTAGTCAACCATAAATTCACCAACCTTATTAATGTTATTAACCCTATTGACTAAAGTGACTTTATACCAAGGGCCTGTTTGTCCTAAGTTATCGGTTTCAACATACTGAATGTCAAAAAGGTCTTGACCTGATTGACCTATGTATAATTGACCATTATCGACTGAGTATGGTTGACCACTCTCAATTCGTTTATAAAGTTCTTTATTTAAAGAAAATGGATATTGTTGGACTTGTATTGGGTCTTTTTCATATAACACCTTACCAATAGGTTCCGTTGGGTCCTTTTTCAGAATACCCCCAAGGTCAATTGATGACACTTTTATATAAAGTATTTGACCATTAAACATTTGTTGTTGGTCACAACCAACGGCATTTAACGCCTCCTCATTAAGAATTTCTGAAATTTTTGGTTCAATATTTTTTAGAGTTTGAAGTAACAGTTTTTTAACGTATTTAATTGAATTACTCCCTTTACCTCCAGTAATATTATTAATATCTAATAATTGTTCAAATTGAGATTTAATTTGTTTTTCGTAACGCTTAGTTTGTTCTTTTACCTTATTAAGGCTTTGGGTTACATCCGATTTTTTATCGTCAAAACTTTCACCCGCCTTTTTTTTCGCATCACTATATTGTTTCTTTAAATTAGTGTACGATTTAGTTGCGGAAACTTTATCTTGTACTTTTGTATAATCGGCGTTAAGGTCTAAACTCATGATTATTTTTTCATTTTATATGTATCTCCTTTAGCGATATCTTTCTCAATTAAATTTTGGATGACATCATCATCAATATTTAAATCTGATATTGAGAATGATTCTACTGTTGAGTTTGATTTTTCCCAAATTGATGATTGTAATTTAGATAAAGATAATTTTTTCTCAACGCAATCGTTAATTATTTTTTGTTGTTTTTCGATTACAGGACCAATAAGAGTCATGTCTTCAGGTTCTTTCATCATCGCCAACATTTTATTTTGGATTCTTATCGCAGTATTACGTTGTTCTACAAGTTCATTGTAGATTTCCTGTAATAAAGAAAGAATTGATTCCTTCGTTAAGTTAATTTCTTTTTTTTGTGGCCTTCCCATTACAATAAATATTACTCCCTTACTTTTTTACTGAGACATCTTTTCAACTAGATTAAGATAAATTATTCTATATTTTTTCATAGAACTACGTATCTCTTTTGTCGATAAATTTGTCATTTCTCTCAGGGACAAGAGTATTATGTTTTTATTAAATTTGTTATTTGATGCCCCAACAAAAATGTTTTCATAATCATTAAATAAATCGTACAATGCGTGACCTAATTTAATTTCATTTTCATTTAACGTTTCCTCGCTTAAAAATTTGTCTAATTCCTTTAAGAAATTTTTAATTATTTGTTCCGAGTCAACGACATCTACTTCCATTAGATACGAGAATTCGGGACTATTTTCGATACTTGATGATATATCTTCATATGAAATTTTTCGATTAGTTTCTTTTTGGTCTTTAATTATCTGACCCATTAGATAATTCTTACAAATAGTTCCAAAATACGAATAAGCCTTTTTTTCCTTTGCAGGTTTAAACTTATCTATTTTTGTCATTAGAAAAGAATGTGTGTCAGTATGGATTTCTATGAAGTCCATATCTTTACGATACAATTTATATCTCCTAATAATTGAGGAAATCATCTTGTCCAAAGGGTGTCTTAAAAACTCATTGTAGATTTTATTCTTTTCTTCTGAGGATTCGGTTGATAAAAATCTTACCACGGCCATTTCTTCTCGGACATCAAAATAATTTGCTTGTTTTGGTTTTCTTCCTTTTTTCTTTAAGTCTGTATCTGTCGCACCTGATAAAATTATTATTTCGCTCATTAAACTGTTTGTGAGGTATATTTTATGGCTCTATCATTGATAAAGAAATATTCTTTTTTCGCTGACTCCACCCAAAATCTAACTTCTTCATCAGTTAGATTGTCATCACCATTCTTATAGTTCCAAAAAATCGACCCTTCACGTAAATTAATATGTTTATAACCAATTTTAGGTATAGACATTATTTTTACTGAGTTATTTGTCATCCTTAAAAAGAATTCATAACCAAACGTTAATTTAAAAGACGGTTTCAATAAACCAAAATCAACAAATGATGATTTTTTAATAACCATTCCTGAGATTTGAAAGTTTTGATATGTTTGAAGTGTTTCATTACTTAAGATTCCCATTTCCGCAGCAATATTTAATGCAAAAGTTGCCTCATTTGTAAATCCTGCAAATTGACCTTTTTCGTCCGTATCAATAACAATAGGTAAGAATGCGTCAACTTCAGGATGAGCGATTGAGTACTTCTCAACATTTTTAAACCAAATGTTTGAATATTCATCATCAAATTCAAATAATGAAACCCATTTAGATTCTGATGACCTAACACCGTGATTCACTTGTTCTGAGAAATTAGGGTCCTTAGTCCAAACAATTTTATTTACTTTTAAATCCCCAAAATCAAAACTTCCTAAAAACTCAACTAATGATGTTTCATCAGTATGAACAATTATTAGTTCGTTAATTTTTTTTGTTTGGTTTTTAAGAGAAGTAATGGCTTTTTCGAAATATTCCGCAAATCCATTTGTTTTAGACGATTTAATTGGTAATATTACCGATACATCAAATTTTTCCATAGTATATATTTTTATTTTTTTTTATTCTGTTGGTTCTAGTTTATTTAATTGTTCTTCAAAAGAGTTTAATCTTGTTTGGAGAAATCCGTCAAAAAGAGAAATCACATTTTTTTCAAAATCAGTTTTTGTGCTCGATTCATTTACGGTTATTAACATTGATTCGTACATTTTTTCATTAACGTTATCTTCTAACCAATTTTGTAAAAAGTCCGCAACAAAATCTACTATTTGATTTTTATTATTAATCCAAAGACCATTATCTTCGTTCATCCATGATGGTACAAGATTAGGTACTAATCCTAATACAGGAACATTTGATTTCATTGACTCAAGAGGGAAGGTACCAAAAGAACTTGTCTCGTCTACCCACACAGAAAGAAAACAGTCTTGTAGAGCATCAGCAAATTGTTTTTCGGTTAATCCTCTCATATCTCTAAACGTAATCCATCTATATTGAGGAAATTTAATATAAAAGTTTTTAATAATGTTTGCGGTATCTCTTTGTTCTCTAGAGTGAATCGCAATCATCGGTTTTGGTGGTAATGATTGTAATCTAAAATTTTCAGAAATATATGGTGGAATAATATCGATAGATACTCCTCTCATAACATTTGAGATGTATTCTTTTTGGGTTTCAGAAGTTGTGATACATTTGTAAAACCCTAATTGTGCCCAAGTTTGACCTGGTTGTAATGTTTCTAACATATGGTCATATGATTGACATAACACAATTTTACCACAAGGTAATTTTGTGATTTGACCCATAACGAAACCGTAAAGTTCGGGAACGATTATAAAGTCCTCAGGTGAAACCTCTAAGTTTTGACCTTCAATTGGTTGATGAGGTAATTCCATGTATTCACTACCTAACCATTCCGAAACACCTGTATAATCTGATTTTTCATGTAACATAACCATATTATATCCTTGTTTTGATAGTGTCATACCTAAACGGTAACTATAAGCAATCGACGCTTTGGCGTGGCCTTTAGTGTCTTGAACTAAAAGATAGATTTTTGATTTCTTATCTTTCATGTTCTGAATTGATTTTTCTACTTTTTTAATTTGTTCTTGATTCATATTTTTAGTATTTGTTTATTAATTTTTTATTAATCAAACTGTTAAATGCCAGTCTAAAGGGTATTGATGCCTCATTACTTTTCATACCCATTTTCTCATCAATCGGTTCATTTTCGGTCATTAAAATTTCAATGAGTAATTTAACCATATCGTACTTAACCACACTTATGTGGTTTTCAGAAACCCCCGTAAAGTTTTCTGGTGGGGCCGCGTTTGTGAACTCTTCAATTTTATCCAAATCTAAGTAATAGTGTTCTCCTAATATTTTTAACATGATATTATCTCTTTTAATTTGTCTTCCAATTCCTTAAGTGACTTAATATTATGGGAAGTTTTTATGTTTTTATTATAGTCAGTTTCATATTTAATTAATATTTTATCTGACGGATGTTCTAATAATAAAGCAGGATTTGCCGTAAGTAAAAGGTCAATTTCATCCCACATGGAATTAATTGTGTAATTACTATAAAATTTTATTTTTTCTAACTGACACCCAAACTTAGATATAAAAAATAAAGAGGCCGGTTTAGATTTACCAATTTCATCTGAAACAATAATTAAATCATGGTTATCTCGTAAATTAACATATACCTCATTTAAATCGTTAAATGTCGAGTATTCTGAAGACTGAGAGTGTCCAAAAATTTCCATCGGGAATTCCTCATATAAAAATGAGAATAACTCCTCATCATTTTGGAATTTAAAATGGTCCTTCATGACTAAACTATCAACGGGTAATCTCATACCATATTCAAACGATTCCTCGTTCTCAATACCATCAGTTTTGTCAATTAAATATTTTTGATATGTTTGCTCAATCTTCCCGATTGTATTTCTCAGAACACCATTTATTTCAATACCAATTCTCATTATTCTTCGTATTTTTCTAAAATTTTGCTTATCAACTTATTTCTGACAATATCGTTCTTATCTTTAAATTCAAAAACGGATATGTCTCCACTACCTCTAAATTTTTCGATTGCGTCCCATAATCCGCTCTGAGTTTTATTTTTGTATTTGTCAGATTGTTCAACATCCCCTGAAATAAAGAATTTACTATTAAAACCTATTCGAGTTAGTAGTAATTTCATTTGACTTGGTGATGCGTTCTGACCCTCCTCAAAAATAAGGATTGAATTATCAATATTCATTCCTCTCATGTAAGCTAATGCAAACACCTCAATTACATCAATTTCTTTTAATTTTTCTCGAGCCTCTTTACCAATAATTTTATTTAATAAATAATATGACGGAAAGATATACGGGTCCAACTTTTCCTCAACGTTTCCTGGTAACGAACCTAATTTTTCTTCGGCCTCAACTGCGGGTCTAACAATAATAATTTTTTCATAAGGTGTTAATGGGTCGGCAATTAAATCAATTGCCGCTTTCATGGTTATATAACTTTTACCAACACCTGCAGGTCCTGAACAAACAGTTATTTCACTTGAGATTAATGTGTCGTAAAATTTTTTTTGATTGGCGGTTAAAAATTTTTCTTTAGTTTTTTTCTTAACAATTTCCGAAATCAACTCCTTACTATTTAATTGTCTTTTTGACTCGTCAGATGATTGATTTTTATTTGGTTTATTTTTTTGTGTCATAAACTTTTTTACTTTAAATTTATACTAAATTAATTTAATGTAAACTAATTTGATTTTTTAGGCGGAGATAATGTAGTTCTTCAGTTTATCTAAATGTTTTACAACAAATGGGAGTAAATTTTTTTGATAGTCCTGAGTCATCTTATTTATTATCTCAGGGTCTTCCATTCTCGTTTGACTTTCATAGTGATAAGAGACCAAACTACCGTCATAATAATTATTATAACCTAATAAAATACATTTTAAATTTAACTCAACATCCTCAAAACAACTATCGTAGTTTTCATTAAAAAAATCACATTTTTCAAATACCGATTTTCGAATCATTAACAACGCTCCTGTACTACCAACAAGTTTTTTAGTGTGTAAGGTATATGAGTAGTAGCATCGTAAGTTTAAATGGGAAATTTTGAAGGATTGATTTTTATCTACAAATGTGACTATACCGTCATGTTGTACTGTATTATCTTCAAAGTGAAGTCTACAACCAACGGTTCCTGTTCTAGGGTTATCTTTAAATATTTTTAACATCCCATAAACAACATTATTTAATATTTTAATGTCATTATTACAGAATAAAACAAACTCGTAATCTTTGGTAATATGGTTTTTTACCACATCATTATTTATCTTAGCAAAATTATAATAATCGTATTCTAATAATTTAATATTACCAAAGGGTAATACTTTATTTTTAATCCACTCTTTTTCAGAGTCTGATGACCCAGTATCGGCAATAAAAATATCAAATAGGTCTTTGTTACAATGTTCATAGAACGAAGATACACAATCAAATAAAAGATTAACTTTTCCTTTTGTTGGAATAATAATGGCGACTTTACCAATATTTTTTAATGGTTTTTCTTTAATCTCAGGAATATATACCTTGGTAGGTTTTAAATCTAATGGTAGTTTATGTTTCCATTTTTCTAAGAACTTAATTTTACTATCAAAAAATTCTTGATTTGGTTGACCAACTGATTGGTGGGTAATTTCAAAAGAAGACGTTACACCAATTTTAACACCATCTAAATAATTTGGAAGACAAAAGGAGTGGTCATAAAAATGGAATTTACCAATCGTTTCGTCAAAGTTATGTTTTATCTTAGTTTTATCAAACGATATAAAAAGACCATCGATTGTTACGACAGGTATTAAGTGAGGTAGTTTTGCCGAATAGTTATTCACCCATTTTTTACTTCCTTCAGGATGGTGATAGACTTGACCAACCATGGTTTGACCCATCCTCTCCCAATACACACCTGATTCGGGAAAATAACAAGAACCCGCCTTACCAATAATTCCATAGTCGTCATTGGAAATAAAATCTAATAATAATTTTTTACCCCAACCTTTCTCTAACTTAATGTCATTATGACAACATACAACAATATTGTATATTGATTCTGAAATACCTTTATTGTAAAGTTCCGATAATGAATGTTCATTATGGTTAATATATTCTAATATTTGTGCATCTTTAAAACCAACAGTTTGTAACAAATGTTGTCTAAATTTGTCATTATATTCGGAATCTTTATGTGTTGAGTAAATTATTGTTATCATATAAAAAATTCATCGCGGTTAAATCTTCAACCTCGTTAAAATTATGGTTATTAAAATCATTCATTGTTCTTTTGTGTCTCTCTTCTAATGGTGTATCGGCTCTACCACGATTACACTTTTCAATAAATTCTTCTTCGGTTTTACAAAAATAATGATTTAATTGTTCAACATTATCGTCACCAAAGTTATTAAAAGGTCCGATAAATGTTTTGTTATTGGTGTCACAAGTCAAAATATATGGAGGGTTATGAACACACATTGTCACAATACCAGATAGTTTTACGATAGATTTAATGTGAAGATTTGTCGAACTCTGGCGTTTAGTAAATCTTTTTAAAACACTTGTGTCATGACCTATTTTAGAATACCCGTTATTACCAAATAAAACCCAATTAATACCAATTGATAAAAATTGAGAATAATCGGAAATAAAATCTTTAACGTTCCTGTGTTTTTTAAGTACTAAAAATTCGTCAACATCAAAAAAAGCGACCCAATCATACTCATCATGTTTAGTCTTAATAAAATGATTATAAGCTTCTCTTTGTTTGTTAACACCGTCAAACTCTATTTTAACTATGTTAGGGTCTTCAAGGTCACACCTCCAATCATTTTGGTAAATAAAAATTTTATCAAACCCTAATTTTTTATGATAATTAACCCATTCTTGGATATACCTATCTTCATTTTTTGCAATACAAACTAACGCAATCTTCATAATATTATAATTTAACCCACCATTGTTGTCCACCAACAACATTTACTTTATTTGTTTGAGTTCCGGTTGGGGGGGAAATTTATTATTTTCCCCTTTATTTTTCACCAAAAATCATAAAAGAATTAAACAGGTCGACCCCTGAAAAGAAAACATTTTTATATGATTTATGTAACATATAATCTTTAATTATTTCGGGAGTAAAAATGTTTTTATGTTTTGTATTATTCCACGGTCTCCAGTAGACCTGAGAGTAATCAGGTAAATAAAGAAAAAGTGTGCCACCTATTTTAAGGTGGTCATACCAATAATCCATTACATCAACCCAATCTGTTATATGTTCTAAACAATGACTTGAAAAGATGTAATCAACATCTTTTTTTGGTAAATTTGTGGCGTGATATCCATCGTTAAATGACGTATCAATTGCGATTGAACCGGGGAATGACCATTCTTTTTTCATACATCCGATATCATACCCTTCCCCTATACAAACTTGTTTTGCAAAAGGAATCGCATATTGAGAAGCGTTTCCCTTAGTTTGGAATAAGGGGTATATTTTATTTTTATACTCTATTGTTTCTATCATGTTAAATTATTTTTTAATTGGTTTACAAATTATATATCCTTCATGTCTATAATCCTTGTCAATGGTATGAGTCGTATTTAATAAATCGTCAATAAATTTAGTACCATAAACCGAATTTTCATTTTTTAAATACCCGTCCCAATTACCATGTTGAAAATTTCCTTTTTCATAAATTCTTAAATCGTCAATTATAAAAATGTCATTTTCTATATTTTTAATTTTTTTAATTATTTTTATTTCTTCTTTTAAGGGAATAAATAAATTTTCATTTTTGGTGTAATGAGAATCAAAACTTTTATCGTAAAAATCCGGTAGATGGGCGTCTAACCAAAACAGACATTTTTTTTGTGAGATATTATTTAGTAATGATTCTAACCCATCTATAGAATTATTTTTTATTAAATGTATGTTTTTTCTTGATTTGAATCTTTCTACACACTTCAAGAAAAATATATCCAACAATTCAATACTATATAATTCATCAAAATTAAATTGGGTTGCGTAATCTAAGCTATCCCCCAAATAAGTTCCAGTCTCAACAAAAGTATCGATTTTGTATTCGTCAATATAATTTTTAATATCAAAAAGTTTAAGTGTTCCCATTTTATAATTTTTTAAAAATTGCGGTTAATATATTTTCTTCTTTTTTATTATTATTCCTAATAATATCTTCAACGTTAGTTAAGTTAATATTTTCATATCCATTCTCTGACATAAAAGATATTAATGATTTTTTTGAGAAATGAAATATATGTTCATTTGGTCTTAGATGCTTCCAATTTTTGAACCATTCATCAGAAAAATAATGACACCAAGGTACTGATATGACAATATATTTACAATTCAAATTTTTTACAAAATTGATATCTTCAAAATGTTCCAACGAGTCAAAAAATGTTATAACATCAACTTCAATATTTATATTTTCAGTTAAAGTACAATTTTTAGGAATTTCGTATCCTGAAACGTCATGTCCATAACACTTATCTATAGTTTCACTACAAACTGATAAAAAATCACCATTACCATACCCCACATCTAATATGGATTTCGGTATAAATCCTAATGCTCCGATAATAAAACCGTATCTCAAATAAGACATTCTTTTACCTAGTTCACCGTAAGAATCGTAACTTTTAACAATATATTCTGTATTATATGTTTTAGGAATTACGTCAATTTGTTTTATAACTCCATTCGATAATTTAAGATAGTTATTTATCATTTTTTAATCAATTAAATTCCATTTATTTTTAGATTGTGCAAAATCTCTACTTGGTCTACAATAAGTATGAAAAAATAAATTTTTATCCATAGGATATGAATCTATCATCATTCTGAAAGACGAATCCATACAATGAATCTCGTTGGCGTTTTCGATAATTGTTAAATAATCAAAAATGTTGTTTGTAAAACCTATAACAGGTCTTACAACTTTTTTGTTTTTTAAATAATCATTTTTAATATTATATCCTCGGTTAGAATCATCATGAACGAATATATAATCAACCCCATTTAAATCCATTTTTTCATATAATTTTTTTTCTGACTCATAATCACGTTCACATTTAAAATTATCCCATCTGTAATTAAATGGAATAGATTTACTCAAATAAAAATTTTCATCAAAACTTTTGGAAATAATGTTCTTATCCAAAGTAATCCTTATGAGATTTTCAACATTTATATTATTTGATTTTATGTAATTAATAACAAAATTGTCCTTTGGAGTGTAGTCCTCATTTCCAATTATATATTTTATATTTTTCAAATCTTTGAACATAAAATCAACGCTTTCATAATTTTTTTTATGAACAAAAATAGAATACTCTTCTTGAGTTTTTATTAATTTTCTTATTAATCCATTACATATAAGAAAATCACCCATCCCCATGTGTGGATAAATATATTTCATTTTTTGGTTTTATTTTTTAATAATACAAAATGATGGACATCCATCTTTAGTTAAAAACTCAATAGTTAAATTCATTTCTTTACAGAAATCATTAACCGCCTTTTCAGCTTGAGTTCTTGGTACATAATCATGACCGCAAATATATCCACCCTTTTTAACTTTAGTGTAAGATAATTTTAAATCATTCAATACTGAATTATAGTTATGGTCGGCGTCAATGTAAACCATGTCTAAATATTCGTCATCAATTCCAGATAAAAATTCTACCGTTGAATTTTTAATTACCTCAACGTTTTCATCATCTTTAAAATAATTAATGATTTTTATCATTTCATCTTCTAATTGTACGTAATGATAATTTTTTCCATCTTTATCTCCTGAACCAAAATTTCCATGAAACAAATCAACTAAAAATAATTTTTTAGGTTCACATATTTGTTTTATTCTTTTTGAGAATTCCCCCTCAAAAACGCCTAATTCAGCAATTATTAAATTTTTATCAAACACTTTCATCATGTCGTCTCTATTTTCAAATATTTTTTTCATTTTAATAAATTTTTGGTTGATTGTAATTATATTTTATCTTATCAGTATTAAATCTATGACTAATTAGTTTGTTTTTTATAAACAAATTAGTCAATATACTTTGGTCATATCTATGTTCTCTAAAATTATTTATATTTGGAAGATTACAAATATTTGGTAGTTCAGTTAATATATTTTTATTTTTCGTATATTCAAACCACTCTTGGACTAATCGTTTATTAAAATCATTTTTTTTTAATCCGACTACTCCCGCCTCTAATTGTACATGGTTATAGTATTCTTCATTATCACAATTCATTAATACGAAAGTGTCTCTTTTTGTCCATTGTCCATGATTGTAACCTCTATTAACAAAAAAATATTCTATCTCGTTGAAATTTTTTATCACATCATCAAAAAAAGATTTTTCGGGCAAATCTGTGGAGTCGATGTATAATAATATCTCGTCATCATTAATTAATTTTAACTCCTCCAAAATAATATATGGTTTCCATATACAATATCCATAACCTCTCTTCAATTTTAAAATTTCGTCATATTCAGTTAAAAACTCTTTTGGTAAATCTTTGTCGGTAATATGTTTTTGGTTTTTTATTCCAATAGAATCTAAATGTTTTTTTAACTTATTTTGAGATTCTATGAAATTACCTTTGGCAAAAGTTAATATTTTGATTTTATCAAACATAAATTTATTTTAATAATTTATTATAGTTATTTTTAAATTTATCTTGACTAATATTTTGAGTCCCATGACTATTAAATTGGAAATGTGTTAATATATTACCAATCAGATTGTAGTTTAAATTATTAATTAAATAAAATAAACTAATTGACCTTTCAACCTGATGTCCAGATAATTCAGAGTATTTTATATCATCAATCAATGGATTAACCCACTTCATATAATCTTCAAAACTTTTCTTACTAAATGTATGATTTGATGTAACGCTACATTCTTTATTAAAAGGTAACGTATTTATAAATTCATGAACATTAATATTATAATTTTTATGAATTGATGTTATTAAATCTTCGGACCAAGGTTCATGTTTCGCAAAATTATTGTGATGAACATTAAATGGTTTATATCCAATAACGTCAAAATTTAAACTTTCTTTAACTATTTTATCAAAATTATCCGTTAAGTTAACATCGTATTCTAATAAATTTAAATAATCTGAAGAATCGTATAAACCGTTTTTCCATATAGCATACCATCCTGTGTACGATGTTAATTTAGGGTATTGTTCAAGATTAAATGGTAATTTATTACAAATAATCACGTCAGGGTTAGATTCAATCATTGAAGTGTCTTTACCCCCCACAAATACGTATTTTACATTATCTAATTGTTTAAATTTTTGGCATTTTATAAAATCTAAAATAATTGATTGGTCGTGAACAAAAATAAAGGTCGATACTGTTTTCATTATTTGTAATTATATTCCAGTTGAGCCAAACCCTTTATCTGCTCGGTCTTTTTCTGTTACTTTATTTTGTTGAACCAAATTAACCCACTTACCATTAACAACAGGACAAAGGACCGCTTGACCTATTTTCATACCTTTGGTTATTGTTACAGGGTGATTATTAGTGTTAAAAATGATTCCTTTAACTTCACCTGTGTATCCATTGTCAACGGTGCCTGGAGAGTTTAATATCATTAATCCTTGATTAATTGCCAACCCACTTTTAGACCTAACTTGAATTTCATATCCATCTTTAATATCGAATGATAATCCTGTTGGGATTAACGCTCTACCAAAAGCGGGTATTTCCACCTCCTCAACTGAGTGTAAATCAAACCCCGAATCAGTTTCATAGTTATACTTTGGGTCAAAAGCGTCAGGATGTAATTTAACATACCCCAAGTCTAACTTTGGTGCGTAATTACCCATTTCGTCTTCTAATGATTTAACATCAAGACCATACTCTTGTAAAATCATATCATAATCTATTTCGGTGTCATCATGCTGATTTAAAAACTCTTGTAATTTATCAGACTGTTCTTTTAGTGAATTTAAATCCATTATTCTAATTCTTTTAATTTTTTTATTACATCGATTAATACTTGAACATCTCTTTCGCAATATTCTGATATTTCTTTTAACATATTTTTATTCCAATATGAGTCATGTACCTTATCTCCAGTTACCTCACCGTCTTTTGGTGAAGGAACATCCATACAAGTACACATTAAATCCAATGACCCAATTGATGTATACGAACCGTATTGCCAAATTTCTTTAGTATCAATAGCCTTTATCTCCCATGGTTTAGTATCGTATGACGGAAGTATTGATGGTGGTAGTAAATTATTAACAATCATACGTTTCGCCAACATAGGAATGTCAAAGTTTTTTAAATTATGACCACATAAGAAGAAG